ACCGAGGATGTAGACACTGGTAACAAACAAGAGTTTACCAATGTTGACTCGGACCAACAACAGAAGGAACGGTTCATTGAGTATGTCAAAGGCATTGACAATTTTGTTTTTCATAACGGTCTTGGGTTCGATGTTGCGGTTATCAACCGTCTTGTCCAGCCCGACCTGATCAACCCTCATTCTGTCATAGATACCTTGGTTGTGTCACGCCTAGTGGACTACACATTGGATGGCAAAGGACACAGCCTTGATGCTTGGGGACGTAGGCTTGGTGACCACAAGATTGGGTTCAAGGATTTCTCTGCACTCACCCAAGAGATGATTGTATATTGCCATCAGGATGTTACGGTTACCGTTAAGCTTTACCGTAGGTTGAAATCAGTAATCACTGACCCTGAGTGGCAAGATGCACTGCGGTGTGAGCATGACATTCAGATCCTGTGTGAAGAGATGACAGCCAATGGTTTCTACTTTGATCACCAGAAAGCTGCAGAACTTCTGACCGAGATCAAGGATCGCATGGCACAGCTAGAAGCTGGCTTCCAAGAGGACTTCCCACCGAAGCTGGAAGAGGTGCATCGTGTTATTTACCGCAAGAAAAAGGATGGTAGTGATTTCTCTACGGTCACCAAGGCAAGGGACAAATACTATCAGACAAAGGTTGACTGGTCTGTTCAACCACCTGAGCTAGTGTGCTATGACTGGGTAGAATTCAATCCTGGCTCACCCAAGCAGCGTATCGAACGCATGTGGGAAGCAGGCTGGGAGCCATACGAAAAGACGAAAGGACACATCGAGTATGAAAGAGAACAATCAAGAGGATCGTGGCGTTAAGTTTGCCCGCTATGGCTGGACCATGAGTGAGGCTAACCTTAACACCCTTCCCGATAGTGCACCTGCTGGTGCCAAACGTCTGGCCGAGTGGCTGACCATCGAAGGACGTAGGTCTAGCCTCGAAGAATGGCTTGGTCATGTTGGTGCTGACAGCCGTATCCATGGCAGGTTCACACACATCGGTGCATGGACAGGACGTATGGCACACTCTGCCCCTAACCAAGCGAACATTCCATCGGCCTTCCACGGCACACCTAAGACTGCTGTCGAAGAGGTTAAGGCTCGGTATGACGGGGACTTTCGTGCCCTGTGGTGCACACCCGAGGGTAGCTGGCTGGTAGGCACTGACGCAGAAGGCATCCAGCTACGTGTGCTGGCCCACCTGATGCAGTCCGAAGAGTATGTCCATGCTATTGTGTCAGGTAAGAAGGAAGACGAAACGGATATCCATAACCTGAACCGCAAGGCACTCGGTATGTCACACATCACCAGAGACATGGCTAAGACTTTCATCTATGCATTCCTTCTTGGTGCTGGTAATGCAAAGATTGCACAGATACTCAAGGTCAATACTCGTGAGGCAGGCCAAGCTGTTGACAACTTCATGGAGTCCATCCAAGGTTTGTCAGAGCTAAAGAAGAAGATAATTCCTCATGTTGCCAAACGTGGTTGGTTCCGTGGTCTTGATGGACGTAAGGTCAAGGTTCCCTCTGAACATAAGACACTGGCAGGTATGCTGCAGAACGGTGAGTCTGTCATCATGAAACATGCAGCCCTGCAGTGGACACGACAAGCAAAGGAACAAGGCTTTGACTTTAAGCTTGTCACATGGCCACACGATGAGTGGCAGACAGAAGTAGCTGGTGACTACAGCACAGCAGAACGTCTTGGTGATATCCAACGTCAATCAATTGTTGACACAGGGGTAAAATTCTGTATGCTCTGCCCGTTAGCTGGGTCAACAGACATCGGTAAGAACTGGAAGGATACCCATTGATTGGCCCCATCCTATTTGCAATTAGCCCTGTGATTTTTGTGTTGACACTTCAACTTATCACAGTTACTCTAGACAACTCAGCCAGCAAAGGAGAATGACATGGCTCAGAAGAAACAAACTAAATACGGTGTATTCGAAGGCGAACTGTTCTATGCTCGTGTGTTCGAAGACAACATGGATGACTCGGAATTCCACGAGAAAACCAATGGTCAATTCAATGTTGTGTTTGTCCCGAAGGACAGCGACGAGGTAAACCGTATGGTAGCCTTGGGCTTCCCCGAGGTGTCGATGGGCAACAAGATGATCAAGCCCTACGATGTTGCTGGTGGTCGTGCAGGTATGAAACTCAAGCGCCCCAATGTGCACCCCTCGGGTATCGAAGACTTCGGTGGTGCACCTGGCGTTACTCACGGCACCACCAACAAGAAGTGGGACTTCGTAGAGGATGGTGCACTTGGTAATGGCACCAAAGCAAAGGTAAAGATTTCGATCTACGGTGAAGGATCTACTGCCTCTGTCCGGCTTGAGAAGATCGGTGTCATTGAGCATGTGCCATTCGAAGAGATGGCTACCGCAGAAGACCGCTGGTAATAATCTTTCTGGGCATCCCTTCGACAGCCCGCTAGGGCGTGCTTGGGGGTGCCTACTCACACGTAAGGGATAACATGATCCAAGCAACATACATTGATCACATGGGTAGTGACCTGTCTGTAGTTAATGCAGCACGGGTAAGCTTTGGTAAGCAGAGTGAGTGGGAAGTTGACTACGACAATGACATGTTCACAGGAGAGAATGTATTGTCAGAACGTGACGCCAAGCTGATCCGTTACCTAGCCAAGCACAAGCACCTGTCACCCTTCGGTCATGCCTTTGCATCCTTCCACATCAAGGCACCTATCTTTGTGGCAAGACAGCTAGTGAAGCATAAGTTCCTGCGTTGGAATGAGATCAGCCGCCGCTACGTAGATGATGAGCCTGAGTTCTATGTGCCTGATGTGTGGCGTGGACGTAGTGCTGACAAGAAACAGGGCAGTGAAGGGACATGGCAACCCAACCATGAGCAGCTAGATAAGACCATGTATAAAGTCTTAGACCTTTACGACCAAATGATTTACGATGGGTGTGCACCAGAGCAAGCCCGTATGGTACTGCCACAGTCTACCATGACTGAGTGGTACTGGAGTGGTAGCTTGGATGCCTTTGCTGCTATGTGTAAGCTGCGCTGTGCCTCTGACACACAGTATGAGTCACGTATTGTAGCTGACCAGATCAGCGAGAAGATGAGTGAGTTGTTTCCTGTGAGTTGGGATGCTTTGATGAAAGGAGAGAAGTGATGAATGACATCAGAAGCCTCAACAGTCTAGAAGATATTACTTTTGCTGTTAATCGCATCGAAGAACTGGAGGAAGAGAACAAGCGCCTAAAGTCCCTGATTGCAGACGTAATCAACGACACTGGCGACGACCCAGAAATCATGGCTGCATCACGGGCAGAGTGGGCGGCACGGGCGCTTACAGCAGAGGCCAAGCTGGCGAAGGCGGTGGGCCTTGTGGATGATATGGTTGAATGGGGGACGTGGTATGGTGAGGCTTTAAAGGAAATACTGCATCGCCTCGCAGAACTAAAAGGAGAGAAGTGATGAGTAGTCAGTGGCACTATCAACTGATGAGACATCTCACAGAAAATGGTGAAACCTACTATGCTATCCACGAGTACTACCCTCTTGACAGTGGGCCTGCATGGACTTCCGATCCAGTAGCTATAGACGGGGAAACAAAGTCTGACATTGTGTGGATGCTAGAGGCAATGCTACATGACATAGATAAACATGGAGTGAAAGACTATGAACAGTAAAATAGGGACTATCGGAATACAGAGTGTCGAAGAGCATGAGGATGGTAGTGCTACCTACCAGCTACACATGGATGCACAGTCTCAGTCGATGCTGATAGAAGAGGGCATCAAGTTTATCCTTCACTGTGCTGCATGTAAGATGGACATTGCCGATGTGTATGACTGGATGCTATCACAGATGCCACCAGAGGAAGAACCAGAAGCTAAACTACCAGAAGGTCGAACCCCACTGTCAGGGGATTGGTTCCGTGAGAAAGCTGCAGCATTTAACTTTGATGAGTATGGCTACTACGGTGAGAACAATGGACCACTACCACCCACCGAGAAGATCAGAGAGATGAACGAACAAGAACGTCAACGGTCCAAAGAACGTGAGCAAGCAAACAAAAAGAAAGATGAATAATGAAACAGGTTTTAATTGATGGTGACCCCTTTGCCTACCGTGCAGCATTCTCTTGTGAAGACGAAAGCATTGATGATGCCATCGACAAGGTAGATGACCTACTGGATCAGGCCCTGCAGGAGGTTCTATGGGAGCCTACCGAAGAGGACTATCAAGTATTCCTGACAGGCAAAGGTAACTTCCGTTATGATATTGCTGTCACTCACGAATACAAAGGCAACCGTAAGGACGTAGACAAACCCCAACACCTACAAGAAATACGTAAGCACATGGAAGACAACTGGTCTGCCATTGTGTCAAAGGGTGAAGAGGCTGACGATCTGATTGGCATCTGGGCTACAGCCTACGGGTCTGATGCTATCGTTGTGTCAATCGACAAGGACATGTTGCAGATTCCTTGCACACATTACAATCCGAACAAGCGTGAATTCAAAACCATGACAGAGTTCGAGGGTTTGAAGTTCTTCTATACGCAAATCCTTACAGGTGACCGAGCAGACAACATCGTGGGTCTGTATGGTATTGGTCCTGCTAAAGCTTCTGTTCTTCTTGGTGATTGTGAAACCGAACAGGACTTATACGAAGCATGCCTTCGTGCATACGGTGGTGAAGAAGATCGTGTCATAGAGAACGCAAGGCTGCTCTGGCTGCGTCGGCATGAGGGTCAACTGTGGGAGCCGCCTAAATGCGTTTCCGTTCAGGACTAGAAAAACGAACAGCAGCCTGGCTAAAGTTACGTAAGGTATCCTTCAAGTATGAAGAGGTGAGGATACCGTATGCTGTGTCAGAGGTCAGACATTACACCCCTGACTTTCAGTTACCAAACGGTATCTTCATTGAGACAAAGGGTAGGTTTCTTCCGTCAGATAGAAAGAAACATTTACTTATCAAAGAGCAGTACCCAGATCTTGACATTCGATTTGTTTTCAGCAATCCTAATGCTAAGATCAGGAAGGGATCTAAGACATCCTATGCTGATTGGTGTGACAAACATGGCTTCCTGTATGCACAGGAAATAATCCCAACAGAATGGATCAGGGAGAAAAAGAAATGATGACAATCCACAAGCACCTCGACGGGCCTTACGAAGATGTTGACACAGGGGAATGGTTTGCAGTGTTCCTTGCAGAAGTTGACAACGAAGTCTGTGAGATTGAGGTAGAGTTTGAAACATTTGATGATGCATACTTTGTCATCAAGTCTTTAAATGAAGCCCCTGGTCCCCTTGAGATTCACGGTAATGTTACGTATCACTAAGGTGTGTTGACAATGTTTGATTTAGAAAGTAAAATTGCAGCCCTCGTAGAAAATTATGGCCTTGCTCTATTGCTTGAGCAGAACGACATTTGTGAGAGTGTCGTAGTGGCTTTTCTATTGGATGAGGGATTGATTCAGTTAGATGATTACTTTAACTTGGACGCAGAACAACGATGGTGGAAGGAAGCCGAGGAATGATTAACGAATTCGACTTAGAAGCGTGGGAATACTACGATGAGGTATACAAGTACAAGCCTATGAGCTTGAACGAATACCAGAAGATGGCAGCAAAGACAGCTATCTATTCGACAGCCCATCAGGTTCTTTACCCTGCGCTGGGCCTTGCTGGTGAAGCTGGTGAGGTAGCCAACAAAGTAAAGAAGATGATCAGGGACAACAACTTTGATCGTGAAGGTGTTGCTGCAGAACTTGGTGATGTTCTCTGGTATGTTGCTGCTCTTGCTCGTGACCTGAACGTAGACCTTAACGATCTTGCAATGCAGAACCTAGAGAAACTTTATAGCCGAGCAGCACGAGGCACCATTCAAGGAAGCGGGGACAAACGATGAGCAACTACCTACCTACCGACTATCAAGCTTTCATTCACACCAGCCGTTATGCTCGGTGGCTGGAAGACGAAGGTCGTCGTGAAACTTGGGCTGAAACTGTAGGCCGTTACATCGGCAACTTGGTCGTAGATAAAGTTGACGCACAAACAGCAGATGCTATTGAGACTGCCATCTTGGACCTAGAGATCATGCCTTCGATGCGTGCCATGATGACTGCAGGCCCTGCCTTAGATCGTGACAACACGGCTGGCTACAACTGCAGCTACCTACCCGTAGATGACCCGAAGTCCTTCGATGAGGCTATGTTCATCCTGCTCTGTGGTACTGGTGTTGGTTTCAGTGTTGAACGTCAGTTCATCTCGAAGCTGCCAGAGGTACCACAACTCTTCGACAGTGAGACTACCATCGTGGTGAAGGACAGCAAGGAAGGCTGGGCTAAGGCTCTGCGTCAAGTGATTGCACTACTCTATAGTGGTGAGATCCCGAAGTGGGATGTGTCTAAGGTACGTCCTGCTGGCGCACGGTTGAAGACCTTTGGTGGTCGTGCCTCTGGTCCTGCCCCTCTGGTAGACCTGTTCAACTTCTTTGTCAAAGTATTCAAGGAAGCACAGGGCCGTAAGCTGTCGAGCATTGAGTGCCATGACCTGATGTGTAAGATCGGTGAGGTTGTCGTTGTTGGTGGTGTCCGACGCAGTGCAATGATCAGCCTTTCGAACCTGAGTGATGACCGTATGCGTCATGCTAAGAGTGGTGCATGGTGGGAGAACGATCCGCAACGTGCCTTGGCCAACAACTCTGTGTCATACACTGAGAAGCCTGATGCGTTGTCATTTATGCGTGAGTGGATGGCCCTGGTTGAATCTGGTTCTGGTGAACGTGGTATCTTCAACCGTCAAGCTTCCAAGAAACAAGCAGAGAAGAATGGTCGTCGTGATCCTAACTGGGAGTTTGGCACCAACCCCTGCAGTGAGATCATCCTTCGTCCGTATCAGTTCTGTAACCTGACAGAGGTTGTTGTTCGTGCTACAGATACTATCGAAACTCTGGAACGGAAGGTCCGTCTGGCAACAATTCTGGGTACTATCCAGTCCACCTACACCAAGTTCCCGTATCTGCGGAAGGTGTGGCAGAAGAACACCGAAGAGGAACGACTGCTTGGTGTGTCACTGACAGGCATCATGGACAATCCTTTGATGACCACTGCCAATGCAGGCTTGGAGAAAACCCTGGAGCACCTACGTAATGTCGCTGTTGCAACAAATGCTGAATGGGCTGATCGCCTTGGGATTCCTGCTAGTGCTGCTATTACGTGTGTTAAACCTTCAGGTACTGTATCGCAGCTTGTTGACTCTGCTTCTGGTATCCATGCTCGTCATAGCCCTTACTATATTCGTACAGTACGGGGTGACAACAAAGATCCCTTGACACAATTCATGAAGGATCAAGGCATTCCGAGTGAGCCTGACGTGTTCAAGCCAGAGCAGACCACTGTGTTCTCTTTCCCTATCAAGTCACCTGATGGTGCTGTTGTTACGGAAGATCTGTCAGCCATTGACCAGCTAAAGATGTGGCTTGCGTATCAACGTTTCTGGTGTGAACACAAACCGTCTGTCACCATAAACGTAAAGAAGAACGAGTGGTTCGAGGTAGGTGCATTTGTCTATGAACACTTTGACGAAATGTCTGGTGTTTCTTTCCTACCCTACAACGAACACACCTATCAGCAGGCACCCTACCAAGAGGTAGGCAAGTCTGAGTATGAAGAACTTCTAGCTCTGATGCCGAAAGCTATTGACTGGAGCAAACTTTCGGAGTATGAGAAGGAAGATACCACTAAGTCCAGCCAGACATTTGCTTGCTCTGGTGACTCTTGTGAGATCGTAGACCTAACCTAAAGGAGATTAACATGACTGGTATTGAAGTATTTACGGCATTCTTTGCGGTAGTTGGCATCTTGGAAACAATCGTCAACCCACTGCTAGGGCTGTAACCTCGGTGTCCTGAGCATGACGGTAAACTGCTCACCAAAAAAAACAGGAGACACTATGGCAAAGATTTACGGCTCGGTTTGGAAGCCTGAACCACGACCAAAGAAGACATCACAAGGTGCTAAACCTTCTCGTATCAAACGTAGCTCGATGAACAAGAGCAAGAAACGTTCATACAAACCAACACGAGGACAGGGCTAATGTGGGTCATAGTCACCAGAGATCAATGCAACTTTTGTGACACAGCTAAAGCTATGATGAAGGGTGCTGGTATCCCTTACGTCGAATACAATGTGCAATCCGGTAGCAGCAAGTGGGTTCTCACTCTGTTAAAGATGTCTGGGTTGACAACAGTACCACAAATCTTTAAGCCTGACGGTGAGCTTATTGGTGGTTACACAGAACTGAAGGAGCACTTCATTGAAACCAGTCCGCAAGAGTTTTAATCGTGCACTCTATCAAGCCTACGATGCCCCTGCCCGTGAGGCCCTTGTCAATCACCTGACAAAGAAGGGTCACGTTATTGTCAGTCAGAGTGAAGACTACTTTGCTGACGTTGTGTCACAGAAACATGGCTACACATACTTCAATGAAGCCGAGGTAAAGGTAGCATGGGATGGTGATTGGCCTACACACTGGGCAGACATTCGTATCCCTGAGAGAAAGCAAAGGCTCTTGGACAAGTATGAAGGTGTGAATGGTGTTTTAAATTTCTACGTTTTTAACCGTGACCTGTCATCTGCTTGGCGGATTAAGGACACACTCTTGAAACAAGAAAACCTCAGAGAGGCATACGGCAGAAACATTCGTCGAGGCGAAAAGTTCTTCCACATTCCTTACACTGAGGCTCAATTGATTGTATTGTGATGGATGATTTCCCAGACAAGCCCCGTCGGACACGACGTAAGACTAACTACAAAGGTGCAGACAAGAAGCCCACGTCAGGCTTAACACCACGAACAGCAAACCAAAAGGCTTTGATTGATGCTCTTAAAGAAAATTCTCAGGTATTTATCCTCGGGCCTGCGGGTACTGGCAAAACGTACGTTACTGCTACTTATGCTGCCGACCTCTACACGACGAAAGAAATTGATAAAATCGTCATCACAAGACCTCACGTTGCCGTAGGTAAAGACATTGGCTACCTGCCAGGAACCTTAGAAGAAAAGACTTACCCTTGGGCACTACCTGTTCTTGATGTTCTACAGAAGCACTTGGGTAAGGGTGCAGTAGAAACAGGGATCAAGAACGGTAACATTGAGATGGCACCTCTGGCCCTTATGCGAGGCCGTAGCTTTGACAACTCATTCATCATCGTTGACGAAACTCAGAACATCACCACCCACGAATTGAAGATGCTCTTGACAAGGGTTGGTGAAGGATCTACCATCGTTCTGAATGGTGATATCCAACAGTCAGACCTGAAAGAAGCAGATGGTTTGTCAAAGGTTATTCACCTCGCAAAGAAACACATGCTGCCTGTCCCCATCATTGAGTTTGGCTTAGAAGATATTGTTCGTTCTGATATCTGCGCACAGTGGGTCAAGGTTTTCTATAAGGAGAAGATATGAAATACTCTACCGAATACCAAGTTGGTGGTGACCATTACACCAGTCAAGAGATTCAACCCATTGACTACATCCTAGCTAATGAGTTGGACTTTTGTGAGGGTAATATAATCAAGTATGTCACACGTTGGCGATACAAGAATGGTGTCCAAGATTTGCGTAAAGCTCGTCATTACATTGACTTCTTGATTGAACATGCAGAAGGACAAGGAGAATGACAAAATGTTTACTGCATTAATCTTAGCTTGTAACTCTAGCTTTACCGAGTGTCAGACCTTTATGTATCCAGCTTTGTTTAACGACGAGAAGCTATGTGTCTATGCCCTACAGGGTGGCATCATGCAGGTAGAAGGTCAGGGTTTGTTTGTCAAAGATTACGTCTGTTACCAATGGAAAGAAGAAGTCTAGCTAAAGTAAAAGGCCCCAAGGTTTAATACCAAGGGGCCTTATTTTATTTCTTCTTAGCTGTCTTAGCTGCTTTCTTGAAAGCCTTGTCTGTGGGTGCACCCTTCGATCCTGGCTTCCTCATCTTCTCCCCACTGCCTTCTGCGATACGCTTACGCTTGGCGTGGATGTTTGCGTAAAGACCCTTGGCCATTACTTCTTCCTCTTCTTATGTTTAGCCTTACGTGCTACGTCTAGTGCAATAGCTACAGCTTGCTTCTGAGGTTTGCCAGCCTTCATCTCAGTCTTGATGTTCTGGCTTACGGTCTTCTTACTATAACCCTTTTTCAACGGCATGTCTAGCACCTCACCACTTCACCTTGTCAGCCCAGTAGGCTGCACTCATCTTGCCCTTCTTGATGTTCTCTGCATGACGAGCCTTAAATGCTTTCTGCCGTGCAGTAGGCTTCTTATCGCCTGTGACACCCTGTTGGCCAAACCGAATTGTCTTGATCTTGTCACCCTCTTTGGCAACAACCACATGAGATTTAGTCGGATGATTCGGTGTTCGTTTTGGTTTGTTGAAACCCTCAACACCAGCACGTTCTAGCCTTGGATCTTTCTTACTGGCCACGACCATCCTCCATCATTTCTCGGATAGCTTTAATGTTCTCGTCGATACGTGCATTAAGGATTGACAACTCTTTTGTTGTTTCTTCCAGCTTCTCTAAACGTATTTCATGACGAGCTATGTCTTTCATGTTTGTATCAACATTGCTATTTAGTGAGGATACATACCACACAAGAGCAAATGTTTGACAAACAATAGCAAAGATCAAAGTCAAAGGTACAGATTTAGACAGGTGCCACGATTCGTTCTTATCCACGGTAACGCCCCAGTGTTATTGTTTTTAGGAAACCCCTCCAGATTTCAGCAGGGGAAGGAAGCATCCACCCAAGAACCAGCAAAACGATTACCCACATCGGAATGTCTTGGTTGAGGATTTTAACAGACTCTACATTACCAGAAGGAGAGACTTGTGAGTTGTCTATGTTTACGTTCTCACCACTAACATCAGCACTATTGTCAATTACGGATTGGTTGTTTTCTTTACCTGCTTGAACATTGGCAGCTACGTTAGGGCCACCCCCACCACCAAGCAGTGACAAAGGGTTGAGGCAACCACTCAGGATAAAGATTAATGGTAGTGTTAAAGCTAACCGTTTCATTTCGCCACGAAGAACTCTTTGCCATGCACGATGGACTGGCCTGCCTTGACACCTTGCGCAGCAATAGCCTCTTGGATTTTCTGGGTATACAAGCCTGTGTCACCAGTCCCACCAGTCTGACCGATAGGCTGGATAGCCATTGGGATACGAGTTGACTTAGCGTAAAGTTCCTTGACCATCTCACGAGTAGGAAGAATTGAACCACGTTCAGCAGCCAAGGCTACAGCTTCATTCTTGTTGACAGAGATGTAGTTTCCGTTCTCATCTTTGGCGTAGTCAGGTGATGCATACACAGTCTGACCGTTCATATCACCAACAGGAACGTAGCCTTCTTTCTGTTCTGTGGTATACTCACGGAAAAGCTGGCTGTAGTCCTTGTAGTCTGCGCTATGGGCCATGCCTGAGCCATCGAAGGACTGCCACACTGTGTCTTGGTCTTTGACACCACCAATCATGCCTAGAACATTAGGGTCGGCAGTCGGTGTGGCTGTGCTTTGGTTTTGCATTAGATCGTCTGGTCTTGCTTGTGGCCTTACAGATTCAGCTAAACTGCTGTACAAGTTGAAATACTTTTTGCGATCTTCTAGGCCATTATATCCGCCGTTGATGATCTTAGTGATACGCCGTGTATCGCTAAAGTCTTGTACACGAGGCCTTACATTCTTTTTCCAGAACCACAGACTTACATCTGCTGCAAGGTTCTTGTCAGTAGCTACCTTTGTAGGATCAGCTAGAAGATCTACCCCAAGCTCTTTGCCTGCGGCTTCGTAGTTTGCCCGACCTGTAAGCTGAATAAAACCACGACCCTTAAAACGTTTGCCATCACCTTCTTGGGTATTACCCAAGTCTTTACGGTTCTCATAGGCAGCACCCGACGCATATTCTTCTGCAGTCTTAAAGCTGGCTGATTCATGGGCAAGCTGTGCCATATAAGCGTTAAGCTCATCACCTTCCAGTCCATTAGCTACAGCATGGTTGTAGGCAAAGGCTAGGTTTTCCTTCTGCACATCATTCAAAGGACGATCACTTGAGTCACGTAAGAATGTTTTTGGAATGCCAGTAAGGTCTGCTGTTACTACCATTCTTTCAGGTTGAGTTGGGTCTACTTGGTCAGACGGGGTTTGCATTTCGGGAAGATTTGGCATCGTAGGAGCAGCACCAGAGGCAGCAGGAGCTTGAGGTGCTTGGTCTAGTATACCAAAGTTAAGTGCACTAGGTGCCGTTGTCATGGCCTGTGGGGCCTCAATAGGCTGGACAGGCTCTGGTCTTGCTTGTGGACGGACAGACTCAGCAGGTGCTTCCGGTCTTGGCTGTGGGCGTAATGACGTTTCTGGTGCAGACGTAGCAGGTCTTGCTCCGAATGGTGTAGTCCGAGACTGAGTGATGCCTAGTGATTCACGAATAGCACCGATAGTAGCTGCATCCTGACGAGCCAGGGCTTCCATGATGTCAGCAAAACTCTGACGTTCTTGTTCTACTACAGGTTGGTCCTGTTGTGGTTGTTGTTCCTGAACGGGTTGCCCATTTCGAATGACAACTTTGGAACGATCACCGAACATGCCTGCCATATCACCGGACCTTCTGTTCAATATCACCATCACGGTTGATGAAATACTCACCAACATCGAGAGAAGCAAAAAGCTTTTCATCAACGTCTGTTTCATCTGACCACACAATCTGCCACGGGTTCTTCAGAGTTCCAATCTCTGGAGTCTGCGTAGGTTGTTGAGTTTCTTGGATCATCATCTGGTCAAACTTAGTGGTATCTGCACCAAGACGACGCAGATTGTCCGAGTAGAATTTCAAGCCTTGTGTCTGACGTTGGATCTGGCTGTATTGTTGGTAGGCTAAGTTAAGCTTCAAGCCTGCAGCTTCTACCTGACCACGATCAAAGGCAGACATACGGCGACCACGATCAGCAATCATTGCAGTAACATCACCACCATAGTGCTTCGAGGCAAAGATACGAACGGTAGCCTTTTCTTTGTCATCAAGAGCAAAGACACTGCCTTGGTTTGCATCAAGGTCAAACTCTACCTTACCAATACCAGCAATCTTGAAGGCACTATCAGCAAGGGTACCACTCATAGCTGTTACTTCAATGTTTGCCTGAGCACGTAGAGCATCAGCCATACGAGCCTTAGCTAAGCTGACACCATTCGGATCGAACTTCTCGGCCTCTTTCAGTTTGACAAAGACTTCATCGGTGAACAGATTACCAAGCTTACCTTTACCAACAAGAACATTGGACGTTGCAATGGCTACGGTGCTTTGACCAATACCAGCAAGGAAGTTGTCACGTTGCTCAGGCTTAACCATGTCCTCAGGTTTGACAAGGTTTGCTCGTGTGTTGCCAAAGTTAATAACATCACGACGTTTCACATCACCAAACTGCAGACCCTTTTCGATCTCATTAGTATCGTGAAGACTATCCCTTTGGATAGCTACATCAGCAGGAGGAAGCTTGGTGACAGAGATGGTTCCATCAGGTGCCGTAGTGCTTTCGGCCTGTGTGACAGCCTCTTCGAATACACTAAAGTCTAGCTCAGTGTATACGGTTTCTTCTGCGGTAAGGCCTTCCAGAGATTTCTGAACGGTTGAGTATTGGCTGGCAATATAAGCAGACCAGTCAGCTTTAGGATCAAGCAAAGCTTTAGCCAGAAGAGGATCTGTCTTTGCCATCTCTTTGGCTTGTTTCTGCAGTGCACCCCAGATCGGTTCCATAATCTCAAGGTTAGTCCGGTTCATCATGTCTTGGTCGTAGTTCTCTACGGTAGTCAGAAGCTGATCCAAGGTGTCGATCTGCGATTGGACACCCTGCCATTGTTCTGCTGTCACATACGAAGGCTTAGTGTAAGTAGCCTTAATGCGTGTCAGTTCAGAACGAAGACGAACAAGGGACTCAGGAGAAATGTTACCACCCTGCTGTTCAACTGCAAGGCCAGCAAAAGCAAGCTGACGAACCTTTGTCAGAGCAGTGTTGAGTTGTGGTTTAAGATCATTCTCAAAGTCTACCTTGGCACCAGAAGCAGCAGAAGTGATTGCCACCTCGTTAGCCATCAGGGTCTGTGCCTCACCCATAGCAAGGCGAAGGACATCATCAGGGTTGTAAGGCTTACCTTCAGCTTTAAGATCACGTTCTGCCTTGAACATCAGGCCAGGGTTATCCTGCATGAACTTAACAGTAGCGTCTGCGGCTTCCTGCTGTGGGTTGTAGTTCAAGTAAGAAATATCAACACCATTCTTCAACTGGACAAGCTCACTGACAGATGCGTCAATCTTACCACCAGCATTAGTGTATGCTGTCAGTGCAGAGTTGATACCTGTACGAACCTCAAGAGGGCTTTTACCTTTCAGGTTATCAAGAGACTGTGATAACTGGCCATATAGCTGTCGGTTGATAGAACCTTCGGACTGCTTAGAGGCTCGTGCTTGGGCGTTCATGACACCAAAGACACCACGACCAAGATCGGATAGACCTTGTGCAGCTACAGCAAGCCCAGTGGTGCTCGGCATGGTTACGGGTTGCTCGAAGGAAGAACCCTCGTCACCGATATCTACAGCAAATCCAGCCATATCTATTCCTTATTGAATTTGTTGTTGAAGAAGTTGTGCCTCAGGCCCAAGGTCCAGACGAAGAGCATTACGCATAATCTCGGGGATTGACCCAGCGTTTACGATATTCTTCTGCAGGGAAAGTTTAAGCTCATTCGAGAAGCGAGACGACCAGATGGTGTCGTTGATTTCTTCCCAAAGCTTAGTTCCCCTAATCATATCATCTTCGTCACCATTTGTCAATAGATCAATGGCAAGACGAGCCTTCTCGTTGATACGACCACGGAAGTCACGGAACTCTTGGTTCTCTTTGAAGACCATTTCTTGGTAGTCGTAGTAGTTCTGAACGGGTGCAGGAGTTGCACCAAACAGAACAGAGGCTGCTGCTTGTGGTGGTAGACCCTGAACGGCCATCTTGTGTGTCCGACTACGATAGTTACCTGTCTCAATCAACTCTGCAATCTTGTAGGCTTTGTCTACGGTTGACAAGTTACGGACAAGCTGTGTCAAGTCATCACGGACAAACTCAGTGCTGCCACCGAACATGGCCTTGAAGGCGTTCATAGCTGTGGCTACCATACCACCACCAATCTCACCTGACGGACCAAGAAGAACAGTCATGAACTCATCACTGAATAGCTTCTTGTATGTGTCAAAGATCTGATCGGTAGGTGCCACACGAGTAGCGTAGGCAGTCTCAACACCAAGAACATTCGACAGGATTGCATCCAAGGCACCATACTTGACACGGTTGTAAGCAATTACTGCGTCTTCACTGTCAGGGTCAAGACCTAGCTGTTCCACAAAGTAACCAGCCATAGAGCCAGCACCAAGACCAGTCAAACCATAGAGTGGCCCCATGGCCAGTGCCATACGGAAACGTTCTGCCTTCGTAAAGTTACGACCAACAACAATGTTTTCCAAAGCACGGAACGAGAAGGTCAACCACTGAGTAGGCACACGCATAGGGCCACTCTGGATCATGCTGCGTGATTGTGTTGTCATACGGAAGGTAAGGTCTTGCTCACGGTTGGTGATCCAACGCTTGCCTTCGGGTGACAAAGGATTGATGTTGGGGAACTTAGCACGGTGCTCTAGGAAGGCAGTGCTGATGCCAGCCATACGGGTTACACGGTCGCCTTCCTTAAAGAACAGCGTCGAGGTATCCAAGAAGCTGCCGACACCCTGACGAGCCTTACCGATAAGAGTGCTAGAGTCACCAAACTTTTGTGGTGCCTGCAATTCGATAACCTGGTTGTCAACAATATTACGACCACTCTCGTCGATGTAACGGACAAGCAGCGTCAGGTCTTCCTCAGAGATGGGAGCTACCTTAGCAAGACGTTGAATGGCAAGCTTACGGGCTGCAGGGTTCTTCAAGTTTGCAATCACCATCAGAGGTGTTGACAAACCGAGGCCCTTTGTCCCAGCCACAGGCGAGATAGCTGCAATGGTCAGCGAGTGCAAACCCTGCAGAATAAACTGGTCAGGGTTAAAGAAACCAAACTTCGAGTAGAAGCCTACCTTCAGCAACTCACCAGATGCATCGGCTGCACCAAAGTCAACCTTCTTGCCAGTCTTCTCGAAGACAAACTCGGTGACACCATTGGTGAAGCTTTCCCACCGTTCACTCATCCATGTTGGTTGGTTAAGCCGACGTTTAATTACATCTTGCTGTTCCCGAAGCTGGGCTGCTACGTCATTAAACTTACCAGACTTGGATACCTTACCATTCAGGAACAGGTTCAGGTAGTCATTGCTTGGGATGCCTGCAGGGAAATCAACAACACCAGATTTCTGTGCTAGTTTTACCCAGCCTACGATAGCATTCTGCGATGCTGCACGGTTAGCATAACCAAACACCTCAGAACCAAACTGATCTGCAATGTTGCTGATGGGGCTGGCATTGGTTGCCATCTTGCCACCGAACTCCATTGGTGGTGTGTCACCCCTACGCATGTTCAGGCGAGTGCCTACAACCTCACCAAAGCTGGAGCCTACTGCCGCAGGGTCTTCGCCTGCCTCACGCAGTGACACCTTCTCATCACGAGCCTTGCCAACAAACTCTTCCTTGAATGACAAACGATACTTAGCAGAGAACTTCTGCAAGTCTTCAAGGTCAGTGATGTGTTTGTTCCACGAGTTGTTTGCTCGGATCAAATCACCAAGCTCATCGTAGTCAGCCTTACTTAGGGTCAAGTCACCAATATCGTCAACAGCAAAGGCTTCCATGTATTCCTTTACTTTACGACCAATGGCGTTAAGTTCACGTACTGCAGTCTCTGCCTGTTCCTTACCAAAGGAACCCAAGGCAGTCTTGAAGCCAGCCGAGATGCGGTTACCAGAAGCAAGTGTCTGTTCTTTGGTAGCACCAACAAACCAACGGAACTCAGAGTTAGTACGAGGACCACCAACGTTGTAAGGCATAACGTCTACACGTTCCAACACACGGGTTCTCTTTACGCCAGTGACGTACAGGTGGTCCACATAGGTGTTAGGAACCTTGAATACGATCTGGTCTTCGTTTAGCTGATCCTTACGTAGGCTCTTGTTCGACTTAATGTCATAGATCAATTCGTCTTCCGGGATGCGAACCTTCTGGCCATCAACACGATAGACAATATCACCAAATTCATCTGTCAGGTCTGCGTAGATACCACCCTCGGCAACCACACGCTTCAAACGCTGCGAAGACTTGATGTGCCAAGATGCATCGTTGATATCCTGCAGTGCTTCATATGCGTCAGTAGTAGCCTTGGATGGCTTCTGGCCATACATGGTCTTATACATAGCTTCGAAGGACTGACGGTCAGGAGCCTTACGCATGTGTGACAACTCACCATCACGGAGTTGCGTCATGAAGTCCGACAGGTTCTCAAGCTCACGGCCCTTAACCTTAGCAATCTTTTTCTGGTAGGGCTTAACGATGTCACCGACAAGAGCACCACCAGCTTCTGCCTGAAGGAACTTAGCACCAAGCTTGTCACCAAGGCGAACAGTAGCAGCACCAAAGACCTTGTTCATTGCGTCTGACAAAATGTTCGGCTTCTGGATAATCTCTGCAGCTTCCGGTAGGCCAAGAACATTTACTCGTTCTTCTGTCTCTAAGAACCAGCCACGGCCTTCCTCACGCTTCACTACACGCAGGCTAGGGTCAGTAGCTGCAATAGCTTCTGCATCCATCTTGCGACGGAACGGAGCACCAGAGCCATCCTTACCCATTCGAATGACAACCTTGAAGTCGTCAGATCCTTCGTCAGCAATACGGAAGGTATTGACAACAACGTCATTGGTACGTTCTGCAATATTCTTTGCGATGTCTGCAGCAGCTACACGTAGTGTCTCGTAAGGAACATACTCACCGAAAGAACCACGACGGTTAAACTCTTCCAGCTTTTCTACGATGGTGTTCTTACGGGTAACGTCACGGACAGTAACACCAGAAGGACGGGACACAGGGCCAGGCACAGGGTCCATATCTGCAGGCAATGTACGGCCAGCATTAACCTCGTCAACCTGAACACCAATATCATCGACAAGCTTACCTGCTACCTCGGCTGCTTGTACCTCGTCACCTAGAACAGCCACAGCGTCCACAGGGCGGCGTACCTTGGCCAGTGCCTTGATCTTAGCAGGGGTACTAGCCGCAGCCTTAGCAGTGGCTCTAACAGCACCTGTGGCCCCCAGAGTAGCTATGTCGGCTGCACCAAAAACAAAGTTGACACCAGCTAGAGGATCGTCCCCTAGGTAGGTTGCATCGTTTGCTGCTTTGTAAAGGTTCCAGATGGAGTCCTCAGTAAAGATACCTTCTGCCTTACGTTCTTCGATGTAGTCCTTAGCCCACTCTTCAAACTCAGAGGGCTTCATGCTGTTGAATGCTTGACGGATTTCTTCACCCTCACGGTTAGACCGGAAGGTTACATTCTCTACGGCACCAATTGTAAGTTCACGAAGAACATTAACATCCAAGAAGCTGGTAAGCTTAGACCAACCAGTCTGGTCGTTAGATTCAAACTCTTTCTGCACCAGACGATTCCAGATGTCCATGTTGGTCAGGGTTCTGGCAGCATATGAAGTTACTTGGTTGTCATTAAGCATGAGGTTCTGCATAAGCAGATACTCACTGATGCTCATGTCTTCGTTTTTAGCACGACGTTCAGCAATAGCCTCGGCCACTTCGGCAGGTGTAAGATTATCAGAATAACCTTGTTCGATTACAGCAGTCTCACTATAGTCAGTGCTGTTAATCTTTGCTTCGGTGTTTGCTCGGCTGTCACCAATGCTACGTTCAGCATGAATGGTGTCGAAAGGCTCGTCATTTGCAATGGCAAGTTCCTGAGAGTGGGTTAGTTCTACTTGACTTGCAGGATTAAAAGGGGGCTGCTCTGGCTGTGCTTCCGCTTCTTCAGCCAAAGTGATTGCATTAGAGATTCGTTCTTCAAGAGTAAGCGGAGAAGCCACAATCAAATCCTTTTATTAAGCTTTTTTAATTGGACCAAACCCACCGCCTGCCCCAAATTGAGCAGCCTGGAAGCCAAGACTTCCGATAGCAGAACCCATCTGAGAACGAGCACTATAGTCTGCAGCTTGTGCAGTAAGCTGAGTATACTCTTGGCTAAGACCACTCATCATACTACCGAAGCCAAGGTTTGCACCAAGCTGAGATGACAAACCTGTCTGACCACCAAAGAATCCAGAAGACGTAGCAGCACCAGCAGCCTCTGCTTGAGAACGTAGTTGTGCTCGACGGACAATGTTAGCACGAATAGCAGAACGACGTTCACGAGCAGCTTGTTGTTGCTGCATCTGTACTTGCCTGTCGGCTGCAGCACGTTGTGCACTTGCTGCCTTTTTGCTTTGGTTGACAGAGTAAACTGTGGCGGCTGTGCCTACTGCAGCAGAAGCTACGATTGCTGTTATAGCCATACTTATTCTCCGATATACTTTGTGTAAACTCTTTCGACAAGATCAAAACCAAGTCTTTCTAAGACTGCATCGAAAGGTTTATGGACTTTGGTGTTGACAGACAAAACAGATACACCAAAATTTTCTAGGTCTTTCTCTACGAACTTAATAAGCTTAAACCCTACAAGACCTTTTCTGTAGTCTGGATCAATGTAGATAATGTCATTGACACCAAACAAATGATCTTTGTAATGTGGGTGACTTTTTACAACAACAACAAAATATCCGACAAGTTTCTGGTGGTGTCTTACTGTATAGATACCTAAGTATCCAGCATTGTATAAAGCTTCGTAAAAACCCCAGTCAGGATTAAGCTTTATCTTGTCTTTGTTGACAGCAATCTCAAGCCAATGCTTGTAGAATAGTTCGTCAACTTCTTGTCTTACTGTGTGTAAATCTTCACGTTGATAAGTAAAGGCGTTTGTCATTAGTATCTAGGGTTCCTACCTTGGATGATACCCCAACCCAAAAGCAAGAAGTCTTTACCTTGCTCACTCTCGTAACGAATACGCATGGAACGACCATGACCACGAATCTTCAAACGAGTTGTGACAACAGTATCAGGGTAATCAAACTCGGTAAGATCGTTAGGATTAACAACAACAGTCTGCTTCAAACGGTATGCTTGTTGTCCTGTCGAGAAGGTGGACTTGAAGTCCCATGCGGTAGACACGAAAAGGGAAGAGGGCCTCACAGTTTCATATCCAGAGACCTCATTACCAGTAAAGCCTTCTTCTGTCAAGCGGGCATAGGTGACAAGGTAAGGGGTGTTCTTCTTTGTGACAAGATCACCTACGAAGTCATACCCAGTTTCTGCATACGAAACATAGTTTGCGTCACCCCAGTCTAGGAAGCTGGTGCTTGTGAAGCCACCCATAACCAACTTACTTGCAGAAGTATCACGGACAAGAAGAACGATTGCAGCATCACCAGTGTTGAATGTTGAAATCTGTTCGGACACAACATCATCACCAGTTGACAAAACAACATCGTCACCAGCAGAAGTGGTTACGTCAAGCTCAAGAGCCTTAGCACCGTAGCCAGAGTAGAAAGCAACACCAACAACATAGTCTGAGTTACTTACCGAGTCTTCGATACGCCAAGGATAGAAAGCCTGCAGCGGGATGTCAAGGATCAGGAAGTTATTTAGCTTAGAGGTTTTTGTCTCACCGTTGTTAGGGTAAGCCCAGTATATACGTTTGTTAATACTGTCGTATATACCTTTAACCTTTAGCTTCTCGTCTTGGCCAATGTCATCCCAGAAGCTTTGGATGGTAGGGATGGTGAGGTTCTGTTCCTGACCGGAGCCAGACACAGGATCAGACGTAAGGGTATGAATACCAAAACGTGACCACCAGAAGGGTGCACTTTCAGCAGAGACAAAGCTACCAGCCGAAAGGATACCTACACGAGACACACGGCTTACTGCATAGGCGGTAGCCTTGAAGACACCATCAACACCATTGATCTGCCAAACACCATTCTCTGCGAAGACAAAGATAGACGACTGCAGAGCATAAAGCTTCTTAATGTTGATTGCGTCAGGGATGTTAATAACACCACCGTCAGTATCTAAGAGATCACTGTAGTATTCACTGGTGGGGTCATTAACTTGGTGACAAGCACCGAAGTCACTATCGTTTTCGATTAGCTTAGAGAATAGAATCTTACCGCCTTCGTCAGAAGAACCAAGGCCAGCGTAAAAGATACGACCAGAAAAAGATTCTACACAAGAAAAACGAGTTGTGATGGTTTTGTTTAAACCAGTGCCAATGCTAAAACCGTAGGCACCACCATCGTTAGTAACAGCAGCACTACGGTTCTGATTGAAGAAGTCTAAGATGTAACGACCATTACCAGAAAGACTTGTACCACCGCCTACTTTTTCTAGTTCACCAACGTCTTGGTCATTGTTGGTGTCTTTACCAGCAAACCAAGGGATGGTCAGCGGTGGGTAAAGATTAGACTTTTGCGATCTGTAGTATGACAAAGCGTTATAGCCAGCTCTGCCGTTGCTGTCCTCAGCCCAACCAGAGTTTAAGCTATCGTAGATACGTGCGTCAGAAACAGAAGTAGAAGCAGATCTAGTGAAGTAGTCAGATGTGTCGGAGCCTTGGAACTCAAAGTCACGAACTTTAAAGTCAATCTGAGTGACAGAGAAAGTAGCTGCAACTTCGTCATACTCAATAAAGATAGTGTTGATGTCAGGCGAAGAAACAACAAGCTTACCCTTCAAGGAAGCAAACTGACAGTCACTGTTCTCAGATCCAGCAGAACCTGCATGTTCGTAAGATGTAAGGCTGACAGAGTTTGTCTCTTCTTGTGCCGAATAAGGCAGGTCAGCTTTATTGTAGAAGTAAAGAACATTCTGTCGCTGGACAACAAGGAACTCAAGCTCAGGGTTACCGCCTACGTTTTCCCAGTCGCCTATGTTAATGCGATCAGTATCAGTGACAGAGAAGCTAGAGGCTACTGCATTGTCTTCGATAGCAGCACCAAGGCGACGACGACGAGTACCATCACGACGAAGGTCACAGTTAAGTTCGTCTACGGATGCACCATCAGGAAACGTAAGTTCCGCAGCCTCAGTGATGAGACCACGTACAAAGTTATTAACTGCTTTCTGTGTTAGACTTTGCGGCATCTCTTACCTTCTTACGTTTTTCGAAGTCATCACCGAAGGACTTGCGTCTTGCTGAGATGGACTGCTTTTTGTTTCTCAGGTATTTCTCTACTGCCTTCTGAGCCTCGGTCATGCTAGAGTAGCGACCACTCAATTCGGCAGGAACATTACCTTTTTCAAAACGAATGACAAAGAAACGGTAACCACCTAGTTCTTTTTCGATGTGAACCTTGGTGGTGAGTTTGTCAGTCTTACATTCACACCTCTGGTTTTCGGTGTCATGGAAGAACTCAACCATTATTTTCTCCCATACTGGGGACGCTTGTTAGGACGAACAGACTTGTACATATCGTTCTGAACGTATGACTTTAGGCGACGAGCAGCCTGTTCTACTTTAGGATCAGAACCACCCTTAAACAAAGAGAAGCATGTAGACTTAGCTTCGGCAAGAAGCAGAGGAAGCATGGTGTTGTCTAGGTCAGGCTCGAAGCTGTCAGTCTGGCTAAAGGTAGGATACACAGAACCAAAGGCACGGCTCTTGCTGGCCTGTAGGGTTGACTCTACGCTTGAGTCATAGGAATTCATAATGATATACTCGTCATCAAACGATGTGTAGTAGCTAGGGGCTACATCAGTGCTGACAAAAATATCTACGTTACCATCGTAAGTTTCCACCAACAAACCATTCTCATTCATGTTGTTGAGAAATACTAAAGGATCTACCCAAGCAATCTCACGGAAGTTCTTTTCGCTAGTAGTGCCTACATTATAGTCAACACGGTTAATAGCTTTGGTGTTGGTGGGGTAACGAAAGTGCGTAGGCTTATTAGAGTCACTCATAGCTACAAGTGACAGAAGCTTGTTGTGCTCAGGGATATCACGAGCAGCAATAATGTTGTAGTAAGTATCCTCTACGACAGAAGCAATCTGTTGTGCTTCTACGGTATCAGAGATGCTGTTGACATCCTCTGAGTCCATATCCGAAAGGATAGACTGAACGATCTGTAGCAGGGTTGTCTTCATTATACAGGCACCCCATGGACAATCAGTGATGCTGCAGCAATATCCAAAGTAAAGGATGCATCAGCTTTGACAAAGATTTCGATGTAGTCGTTGGTGCTAACGCTTGTCATGTCAGCTAGAGTAGCAGACTTCCACTCACCAGAATTAGCCGTAACGATAACATG